TAGAGGGGCAGCTATGCCGTGGGAACAAGTCAGTGGTAAGGATGAGTTAGATGATCTGTTACCTAAGATATTTACAACATACTTAAATGTAAGGAGCCTAGCATGAAGAATATTAATCACTCAGAATCCAATAGAATCATATCAGAGATGATGACTAATGAAGAGATCCGCTCTGAAATAGCATACTATGCAAGGGATATGGAAATATCTTTATGTAAAATCAGAAGTGTATTGGGAAAACTTGATAGCGTAAAAACTAATACTACAATCTGGGAGGATTGATATGAAATGGTGGTACATGCCCCTAGTATTTTTAAACCCTATACTTATGCGTATAACTATACTTATGTGGCTATGGTCTACCATGACTTTTTTAAAAATATTACATTATAACTATGGATATTTTACATGAATATATTTTATTTACACAACGATCCGAAAATATGTGCCGAGCAGCACTGTGATAAACATGTTGTCAAAATGATACTTGAGTATGCACAGCTATTGTCTACAGCTCACAGAGTTTTAGACGGCACTATGTACTATGAGCCTTCCAGAAGGACAGGCAGAATGGTAAAAAGATATTACCTAAAAGATCAGCGTAAAGATTTATATCAAGCTACACATATGAATCATCCTTCCGCCGTATGGTGCAGAGAAAATGTAAGTAATTACATATGGTTAGATGATCTATTTAATTATTTACTTGATGAGTATACATATAGATATGAGAAGGTTCATAAGTGTGCAGAGCTAAAAGACTTACTGCTTGAAGCACCAGATAATATATCTATTGATGCATTCACACCTCCAACTTTAGCAATGCCTGATGATAACAAGGTTTCGGATTGTAACATTAAGTGTTACCGAGACTATTACCATACGAAACACTTTGCTAAGTGGACTAACAGATCTATACCGGAGTGGTTTAATGGCTAGTAACTATACGCAACATCAACTATTACAAATGGTGCCTGTTTTAAGGAACGATGAATATGATGACTACATCATGAATAAAAAAGCATTTCAAAAATGGTATGAAGTACATACACAGGAGCAAACTAATGCAGGAACATCTAGACTTAAAAGATTTTTTACTTTCACCAAAGATGGGTAACAAAGCTACTACATGGTTTTATGTAGATGGCTGGAGAATATGTGACATAAGTATCGGTAGAAAATATGTATTTGTTAAACCTATCTTTGGTAATTACTTTAAAAAGAAACACAGTATTCGTAGTGCCAAACAGGTTTTAAAGAATATGTATTGGAAAGCTGCTTCAGTAGATGCACACTATACAGCTCTTTCACAGGGTAAAAAACGTAAGGCTAGAAACTGGGAGCGTCAGTATGCCTAGAAAAACATATGAAAATAAAAAAACTTTAGCAGCTGAATCAGGGTTTGGTAAAGACCTTGAAAGATACTTTAAAGTTGTATTAAGAAAACTACCTGTACAATATGGTATAGATTGTATAGCTTTAGATACAAGAAACTTGAAGCCTAAGTTCTTTACAGAACTAAAAAATAGGTACTGTAGTAAGGATACATATCCTACTTATATAATATCTTTATCAAAGTTTTTAAAGGCTAAAGAACTATACAGGTCTTTACATCTTGAGACTTTCTTATGTGTTAAATGGAAAGATGCTAGTGGTTATGTTTCTTTAAGTGAACTCCCAGATGAAGAAGTTGATATTAGTTTCGGGGGTCGTTATGATCGTAATGATTGGCAGGATGTAGAGCCTCTTTTAAATATCCATATAGGTAAGTTTACAATCATAGGTGATAGGAGATGACTTTACAAGCATTAAATTTGTATGATACTATGTGTTCGTTAATCAATGTTAATAGGAGTTATAAATAGGATGGCTATTGTAGAAGGTACAGCTTACTGGGCTAGTGTTAAAAGGCCCAACACAACTTATGAGCCAGTATATAGTGTTAATCTAGTTGTCGAAGAAGATACTGCAAAGGACTTCAAGCGGCGTGGATTTACTGTTAAAGATATGGATGAGGGGCCAGCCCTGATCATCAAACGAAAGGTGAATGGTGGCCCAAAGGGAACTAGGGAAGCTCCTAAACTCTATGATCGAATGAAAGAAGAGATCGATGTAGAAGTTGGGAATGGTTCTAAAGTTAAGGTTCAGTATCGTGAATGGGAGATGGACAGAGGTCAACAGCATTTCCAAGGTCTAGAGTTTGTAGCCATGCAAGTTTTAGATTTAGTACCTTACCGTAGTGGTGGTGCTGGAGATGAGTTTGATGTAGAGGATGCTGTCGAAGAGGATGAGTTGTGAGCATATTTAAAACTGACAACGGAGACTTTGATGTATCCAAGATGTCTGTACAAAACCAACATATCTTTGTATTGGCTCAGAAACTTATAACTGAGATGAACTCATTGTCAGATGATATTGAGTCTAAGAAGGCTGCGCTTGAGTGGTTTAAAGCACAGCTAGGTACTGAGTGTACTGACGATACAAAAATTGAGGATAGTAAAGAGGAATAGTGTTGTGTGCTGATGATTAGGGGAGTTTCGGCTCCCCATTTTTTTAAGGAGCGAAAATGGCATTTGTTAAAACACATCTACCTTGTCCCGAATGTGGAGGTAGTGACCCAGCGTCTTTAAACGAAGACGGTTCTTTATATTGTTTTAGTTGCGATAAGTTGATACGCAATCAAGATAATACAATTCAAACAACCCCCATAGAATTTAAAACATACAAAAATAATTCTATGAATACTTCCGATGGTTCCTTTAATGCTCTTACTGATAGAGGTATATCTTTAGATACCGCTAAGAAGTTTGGTGTTAAATCTATATTAAATTCAAGAGGTGAAGTAGACACTCATATCTATCCTTACTACAACGTCAATGAGATAGGTGCTTATAAACTAAGAGATCCAAACAAGACATTCCACTGGCAGGGTTCCTCTACAGGGACAGGCTTATTCGGACAGCAGTTATTCCAAGGTGGTGGCAAGTATATAACTATCACTGAGGGGGAGTGCGATGCTATGGCAGCTTATGAATTGCAAGGTTCTAAGTGGCCCGTTGTCTCTCTAAAGAATGGGGCGGCTGGTGGAGTCAGAGATGTTAAGTCTTCTTTAGAATTCTTAGAGAAGTTTGAAAATATTGTTATCAACTTTGATAGTGATACTCCGGGCCGTGAAGCCGCCAAGAAAGTAGCTAGGTTATTTACTCCCGGCAAAGCATTGATAATGATTCTTCCTGAAGAGTTTAAAGATGCTAATGACATGCTACGTAGTGGTAATCATAAAGCATATACAAACTCTTGGTGGAACGCTAAAACCTACACACCTTCAGGGATAATGAGCGGTAAGGAGATTATATCTAAGTACTATGATCGTCCTAAGAAAGAAGCTATACCTTATCCTTGGGAAGGACTTAATGAGAAACTCTATGGTCTTAGAACCGGAGAGCTTGTCACTGTAACTGGAGGTACGGGACTTGGTAAATCCAGTATCACCAGAGAGCTGGAACATTTTCTTGTTAAGAATACTGATGACAGGGTAGGCATTGTTGCCCTTGAAGAGGATTACTATAAGACTGCTGACTGTCTTGTATCTATTGAGGCCAATGCTAGACTGTATATTGATCACATTAGAGAGGAATATGAATCACACTCTAAAGATAAACTAGATGCTATGCTTCAGGACATATTCAATCATGATCGTGTTTGGATACATTCTGACTTTGGATCTAATGATATCGATGAGATTTTCTCTAAGATTAGATATATGATTGTAGGGCTAGACTGTAAATGGATAGTAGTAGACCATCTACATATGCTCCTATCTGCCAGCACTGAGGGTGATGAGCGCCGTACAATAGATTCAATTATGCATAAGCTGCGATCTATTGTTGAAGAGACAGGGGCTGGTATGATACTTGTCTCCCATCTCAAGAGGATAGAAGGTAACAGGGGACATGAGAACGGAGTGTCAGTTAACCTTAGTCACCTTAGAGGCTCTCAATCTATAGCTCAGTTATCAGACTGTGTGATTGCTTTAGAGCGTAACCAACAAGCCGATAATGAAGATGAAGCCAACACTACCCATGTAAGAGTTTTAAAATCTAGGTATACTGGGGATGTAGGAATGGCTACACACCTACTATATGACAAAGATACAGGCAGATTGTCAGAGCTTTCAGACTATGATGATGAGCTAGGAGATGGCGAGGAAGCATTATGAAATCATTAGTCTTTGATATTGAAACAGATGGTGTTACAGATGTCAGTGTTATCTGGTGCATAGCTGCTGTTGATTTAGATAGTTCAGCTACATATGAGTTTGGCCCTGATCAAATCGATGAGGGCGTAGCTTTACTCAAGCAAGCAGATAAACTAATAGGCCATAACATTATTAACTACGACATACCTTGGATAGAAAGGATGTGTGGCGTTGATCTGTCCGATAAAAAGCTAGTGGATACCTTGATTATATCTAGATTATTTAATCCTGTACGTGAAGGAGGACACAGCCTCAAACAGTGGGGCGAGTCAGTAGGCTTCTCTAAGAGTGGCTATGATGATTTCACAGCATACAGTGCAGAGATGATGTCAAGGTGTACCAGCGATGTTATATTAAACAAAAAGGTATACTTTGAACTTCGCAAAGAAGCGGCTGGTTTCTCTAAGAAATCAATTGATATTGAAAATAAAGTAGCTCACATCCTGAAAGAACAAGAAGAGCATGGCTTTCTACTTGACCAAAAGACTGCATCTCTATTACTTGCAGAGCTACAAGAAGAAATGGATAAGGCTACTGAAGAAGTAAAGAAACGGTTCAAGCCTAAAGTAGAGAAGCTTGAGATATTTAAAAAGAGAACTAAGTCAGGTGCTATATCTAAGATGGGAGAAACCCTAGAAGGTAAAGGCATTAGGCTTACTCCCGATGACTATGATGAGATATGCAAGAGAGGATCTATAGTCAGAGAAAAACGCATAGAGTTTAACTTAGGATCTCGTAAACAAATAGGAGAGTATCTACAGGAGTTTGGGTGGAAGCCTAAGAAGTTTACTCCTACAGGTCAGCCAATGGTTGATGAAAAGATACTATCTAATGTAAAGAATATACCGGAAGCTGCCTTAATAGGTAGGTATCTAATGCTACAGAAACGTATAGCTCAAGTTAATTCATGGTTTAAAGAACTAGGAAAAGACGGTAGAGTTCACGGTTTTGTTAACCATAATGGTACTGTTACTGGTAGAATGACTCACAGGAACCCCAACATGGCTCAAGTTCCAAACTGTTCCGCTCCTTACGGTAAGGAATGTAGAGCCTGTTGGGTAGTTCCTTCTAAACATAAGCTAGTGGGTATCGATGCCAGTGGCTTAGAGCTGAGAATGCTGGCTCACTATATGAAAGATGAGGGGTTTGTAGATGAAATACTCAATGGAGACATACACACTGCTAATCAAAGACTTGCAGGACTTGAATCAAGAAATCAGGCGAAAACATTCATCTATGCACTTATATACGGAGCAGGAAATGCAAAAATTGGAGCAGTGGTTGGAGGGAAGCAAGCGGATGGCAAACGACTTAGAGAATCTTTCCTCAATAATCTCCCATCATTTGCATCTCTTATCACAAAGGTATCAAGAGCAGCTCAAAAAGGTTTCTTAAAAGGTCTTGATGGTCGCAAGATTAAAGTACGCTCTCAGCACAGTGCCTTGAATGCATTGCTGCAGGGAGGTGGTGCTATTGTCATGAAGCAAGCATTGATTTTGTTTCATGAAAAAATACAACAGTATGGAGCTGTTGTTGTAGGAAACATACATGATGAATGGCAGGTAGAAGTACCAGAGCAGTATGCCGAGGAAGTTGGTAAGGCAGGTGTTGCTGCTATAGTTCAAGCTGGTAAAGACCTAGAGCTTTACTGCCCTTTAGATGGCGAGTATAAGATAGGAGATGATTGGAGTGAAACACACTAAAAAATATGGGAAATATGAGTACACAGTTTGGGGTGAAGAATATGGCTGTGATGATAGCTGGTTTCCAGTTGAAGTTATAAATACTAAAAGTGTGAGATACGCTGTAGAAGCTTATCACGATGCACTAGAAGATCCCGCCATAAACAAAGTTAAGTTATCTTTTTGTGTTATAAAAGATAAGAAAAAAGAAGAGTATCCTGTGTACAATTTATGTGTTTGGTCAGGCGAAGAGACTTTATCACATCATGAGAGATTTTCTTATGAAGACTAAACATAGTTCCAGTATGATAGGTGATCTAGCTGAACATTATGCTATCACTTGGTTGTGGGATAATGGGTATCATGTATTTAAAAACTGTGGCTGTACAGGCCCAGTTGATATTGTTGCTCTCTCCCCTGAAGGAAAGATAACTTTAATTGATGTTAAGTCCTACAAGGACGGTAGGTTATCCAGCAAAACAGAGACACAAAAGGCACTAGGTGTGCAGTACTTACACTATAACTCAGAGACACGCAAGTGTCGTTTTGTAAGGCACAGAAAATGAAATCTTTAAATAATATAGTAGAAGATATATACAGGAATATACAGCCTCTTTGTGAGGGAGAGTCTCTAGGCTTAACAGAAGAAGATATAGATAAGTTTGGTGAA